CGTGGTCGGCTTACAAGCAAGAGGCCGCTGATCTTCTCGCCTTGCTGAGCGAGGCCACACCATGAACCCCATCGACGAAGCCGCCGCGGTACTGACCCTTGCGCGTATGAACGCCAAGCGCGCGAAGGAAGCCGAGGACGCCGCGTTCGCTGAGCTGGTCGCGCTGCTGCCCAAGCAGGACGAAGGAACCGTGAAGCTGACCGGCGAGAGCTACAAGGTCGCGATCGAATACGGCATGAACCGCACGATCGACGCCGCTGCACTGGCGGCCATCAAGGATAGCGTGCCGGTGGCGCTGTTCGAACAGGCGATCGACTACGCGCCGAAGCTCAAGCTGCCGGGCCTGCGCTATCTGCAGGCGAACGAACCCGACGCTTACGCCCTGCTCGCCCAAGCGATCACAGCGCGGCCGGCGAAGCCTTCGGTGCGTATCGAGGCGATCGAGCAGATGCAGGAGGCGGCATGATGGACGCGAAGTTTACGCCGGGTCCGTGGGTGGTCGATCCGAATGCGTTGCACGACGTGCGGGCCGCGGATGGGAAAGATGTGGCTATTGCCATCTGCAAGCAGATGAGCGTTCTGCACATAAATCCCGAGACGGTATCTCCCGAGACGCGCGACACGGCCATTGCCAATGCCCGCTTGATCGCCGCCGCGCCCGAGTTGCTGAAAGCGTTGCAGGTTCTTGCCGAAGAGGCTGACAACTTCAACGTTTCCGGCGTGTATTTCAACGAGAAATGCATGGGCCATCGCGGCCTCGCACTCGCTGCTGCCGCCATCGCCGCCGCAACCGGAGCCCCCTAAATGGACGCCCAAGAACTCGGCACCCGCTCCGCTATCCCGATCACCCTGGCCGAACACACCATCAGTTCGTCCGGCCTGACCAAGCGCGAGGCCGCTGCCTTCGTCGCCATGCACGCGATGCTTGGCGCCGGCGCGGCTGACCTCGACGACGTGCCCGAAGTGGCGGTGGCGTATGCCGATCGCCTGATGACTGAACTGGCAAAGGAGCCAACACCGTGATGGAAGAGAAACTGCTCGGAAAAATCGCCAGCCTGCGCATCGGGAATGGTGGATATCAAGGCGCCATGTTTGGAGTGTCGGTGTCCCTGTCGATGAACGGCAGTGGCGTTGGCGACTTCAAGGGAGCGTTTGATCAGAGCATCAAGGTAACGCCGAATACGAAATGGACGGAAGCCGATCGCTCGCGCCAGTTCGATGACGTGATGCGCTGGCTGGATGACCAATGCCGCGCTGCTCATGTCGATGACGTGATGAAGCTCGTCGGCAAGCCCGTCGAAGTAACCCTTGAAGGAAACACGCTCAAGTCGTGGCGCCTTCTGATTGAAGTCCTTTAACCGGAGCCAACCCCATGAGCATTTCCCTCGCAAGTATCAGCAAGACGCAGCGCAATTCGCTGCCACCGCGAGTCGTCATCCACGGCGATGGCGGCGTTGGCAAGACCACCTTCGCGGCGGGCGCCTACAAGCCCATTTTCCTCCCGTTCGAGGATGGGCTCAGCGGCATCGAGGCCGAGGCGTTTCCCCTTCTCAAGAGCTACGCCGAAGCGATGGAAGCCATCACGACGTTGGTCAAGGAAGAGCACAGCTACAGCACCGTTGTTGTGGACTCGCTCGATTGGGCCGAGCCGCTTATCTGGCAGAAAGTCGCCAAGGAAGCCGGCAAGCGTTCGATAGAGGAAATCCCGTACGGCAAGGGATATGCCGAAGCCCTGCCGCTGTGGCGCGACCTCCTGGACGGCCTGAACCATCTGCGCGAGCACAAGGGCATGGCCGTCGTGCTGATCGCACACAGCGAGATCAAGCGTTTCGAGGCACCCGACAGCGAGCCTTTTGATCGCTTCCAGATCAAATTACATCGTGGCGCAAACGCAATGGTGCGCGAGTGGGGGGACGTGATCGGATTCGCTCACCACGAGACAGCCATCAAGAAAGACACCAACGGATTCACGACGCGAGCCCGAGGTATTTCCACCGGCCGCCGCTTGCTTCGCGTTGTCGAGACCCCTGCGTGCGTCGCAAAAAACCGCTACGGCATGCAGGACACGATCGATCTTTCGTGGTCGTCGCTGATGCAGGCAATGGTGCCTGTGGCGGCTGCGGCTTAATCAACCGGCGCGTTGAATTGCGCGCTTTCAACCTATCCGTTTAACCACGAGGACCACCGCAATGGCAAACATCTCCAACATGTACAACCCGGACGCCGAAGCCGCCACCGACTTCAGCCCCATCCCGACCGGCGAATACCCGGCCGTCATCGTCGACAGCGACATGAAACCGACCAACGGCAACAACGGCCAATACCTGGAATTGGTGCACGAGATCACGGCCGGCGAGCACAAGGGTCGCAAGGTGTGGGCGAACCTGAATCTGGACAACCCGAGCGCGGCCGCTGTCGAGATCGCAAACCGCCAGATGGCATCCATCCGTGAAGCGACCGGCGTCGCCAATCCGACCGACAGCCAGCAGCTCCATTACAAGCCAATGGTGATCCGCGTCGAGTTCATTCCGGCCGGCACGGTCAAGACGAGCAAGAGCGGCAAGGTCCACGAATACAAGAAAGACACGAACGAAATCAAGGCGTGGAAGAAGGGCGACGGCGCGGCGGTGAGTCAGCCGACGCAGCAGCCCGCCGCGAATCAGGCCACCGGCTCGACCACACCGCCGTGGCAGCGCAACGCGGCCGCATAAGTTTCATGGCGTGAGTTGGGCACCAGCGCACGGAAGCGCGACTCCTTGGCTTTGCCGGCCGCCTAGACCCAACACCGGCACCAATCCACAAGGCGGGCTGCTACCCCTCAGTAGCCCGCCGCAACCTTTCGAGATACGTCATGGTCATGTTGCCCGCACAAGCCGCCAGCGATCCGACGCTCGACGCCATCAGCGCCGCAGTGCAGAACGTCAACAACTTGCAGAAGCCGCGTGCCTATCTCGGCATGTCGGCCATCGGCATGGATTGCGAGGCGTTCCTATGGCGCAACTTCCGCTGGTGCGGCCCGTCCGGCGGCGGCTTCGATGCGAAGTCGCTGATGAACTTCGAGGACGGCCACCGCACCGAGGACTTGATGGCCGCGCGGCTGCGCATGGTTCCTGGCGTAGAGCTTTACACGGTCGATCCGTCCACCGGCGAGCAATTCGGATTCAAGGATCTCGGCGGCCACTTCTGCGGGCACATCGACGGCGCGATACGCGGCATCCTGCAGGCGCCCAAGGCGTGGCATATGTGGGAGAACAAGGCCAGCGAGAAAGGCCCGGCCGAGCTCGCCAAGCTGAAAGAAAAGCACGGCGAAAAGAACGCGCTCAAGCAGTGGAACGGCACGTACCACGCGCAAGCGATCCTGTACATGCACTACGGCGCGATGGAGCGGCACTATCTGACGTGCACATCGCCTGGCGGTCGCATGCCGATCACCAGCGTGCGCACCAATGCCGACGACGCCGAAGCCGAGCGCCTGAAAGCAAAAGCCGAGCGAGTGATCTTCTCGCCCGAGCCGCTGGCGAAGATTTCCGACGATCCGGCGTTCTGGAAGTGCAAAGGCTGCGCGATGAACGCGCAATGTCACACCACGGCGTTGCCCGCCGTCTCCTGCCGCACCTGCCTGCACGCCACGCCCGAGAAAGACGGTGACGGCCGCTGGTCATGCGCGAAGTACTGGGCGGATATTCCGCTCGACGCACAGCGCAAGGGCTGCGATGGGCACCTGTACATCCCTGCCCTGCTTAAGCGCTGGGGCGAGGCGACCGACGCGTCAGCCGATGAGGGCTGGGTCGAGTACACGGCCGCTGATGGCTTCGTGTTTCGCAACGGGCCGCGCGGGGCTGGGTCGTTTGAGTCGAAGGAGTTGGCGGCGGCTTCGCCCGCTGAAATAAGAGACGAAGAATTGAACAAGGTCCGGCTCGCGTTCGCGGGGCGGTTTGTTGAGACAACTGATTTGGGGGTGGCGGCGTGAGCGAGCAGATTAAGGATGGTGAGCCGGCGGATCAGATGGCGCATATAGGTCATCTGATCGCCACGCAAGACAACCGGATCACCGACCAGCCGATCTTCATCGTGCAGCAGAAGCGCGAAACCGTGGGCCACCCTGATTACGACAACAACCGCATTGCGTGGGTGAATGACGATAACAGCGAGGCTGATGCCAGCGAGAGCGCTGAGCTAGAAGCCGCCTTTGCCGAGGAAGGAGCCGAGCCGAATGGCTGGCGCCGGCTTGCCTTGTGCTTTCACTGGGAGTTTGTGACCGCCTGTTTCACCGAGCAAGGGTGCAAGGACTACTTGGCACGCGACGGCCACAATCTGCGGGAGCCTCGCATTTACGCGGCAGGGAGTTACCGAAACGAGGAATGGCGGCAGGTTCGATCGTTCCTTCTAGAACTGGCCGCCCGCGAGCCCCAATCATGACCACCGAAACCCCCTGCGGCCGCATCGGCCTCATTACGCTCAGCGAATGCGCCGAGCGCGCCGCGGAAGCCGTCGCCAGCGCACGGGTGAAGCTGGCCGTGTGCCTTGACCCGAACGGCTTTGTTACGGTCGAGGCGATCGAGCACGCGATCTTGGTCGACCTGGTGGACGTGTATGACCGGGGCAATCAGCTCGCGCTCTGGCGCCAGATCGAAACCGACCTTGCCGCCGCCTGCAAAGAGCGCGGCATTACCGGCGGGCGCGGGCATCGGCATCGGGTGATGGGCCAGAGGCGGGCGGCGTGATGGATGCGTCTACCGTCACTGGTTCGCCATGCTCTAAGTGCAACGGCACTGTGCGCTATTCCAAAAGCCGCGCATGTGTTGCATGCGATAGGGCTAGGGCCAAGGCTCAGCGGGAAGCTAATCCAGATGGAGCGCGAGCTTATGCACGCGCATACCGCGCGGCGGGGCTTTGCGCTAAACGCCCACGTAATGACGCTGTTCGCGCGCAAGAAAACGCGCGCTATCGTGTTCGCGCCGAGAGAATTGCCGCAGAAAAAAGCGCAGTGCTTTTGGCGAACGCGGATGAAATAGCAGCGCGCAAAGAGAAGCGTAGCGAAGAGAAGGCCGAACGCAAGCGGCAGTATATGCGCCGCTGGCGTGCAGAAAATCATGTCATAGCGTCGGTGCAGAGCCGTAGCAAAAAGGCGCGCCGCCGCAACGCTCCAGGAAAACACACGGCCGCTGACGTCCTCGCCATCGGTGATCGTCAGAAGTGGCGTTGCGCTTGGTGCAAAAGGCCATGCGGAGCCGCCTATCACGTTGACCATGTGATGCCGCTGGCCCGCGGCGGCTCCAACTGGCCAAGCAATCTGTGCATTGCGTGTCCGACTTGCAACATGCGCAAGAAGGCAAAGCTTCCGCACGAGTTCGCGCAGACGATGGGGATGCTTCTGTGATCCTGCGTCCCTATCAATCTGCCAGCGTAGACGCGACGTGGGACTACATGCGCACATGCGCGGGGAACCCCGCGATCGTGATACCGACGGCCGGAGGCAAGTCCCTGATCATCGCTGAGACGGCGCGCCAGGCTGTTGAGCAATGGGGCGCGCGCGTCGGGATCGTAGCGGGCCAGAAAGAGCTGATTGCGCAGAACTTCGACAAGCTGCGCAAGCTTTTGCCAGATGCCGATTGCGGGATCTATTCGGCAAGTCTGAATCGCCGCGACCGCTTTAATCGAATCATGTTCATGCAGGTTCAGAGCGTTGCCAAGAACATGCACAACTTCGGCAAGTTCGACTTGCTTCTGTTCGATGAGTTTCACCTTGTGCCAACCAAGGGCGAAGGCCTCTACAGGACCATGATCGCCGGTGCAAAGCAGTTCAGCCCGAATTTGCGTGTGATCGGCTACAGCGCAACACCCTTCCGTCTTGGTGTCGGCCCTGTCTGCGGTCCTGAGCACATCTTCACTGACATAGCCTACGAGGCGAATATCTCCGACCTGATTGGCGATGGGTATTTGTGCCGGCTGATCACCCGAGGCGGAAGCGCTCGCGCTGACCTGTCTGGCGTCAAGATTAGCGGAGGCGAGTACGTAGAGTCGCAACTAGCCGCTGCCGTTGACAAGCATGAGCTGGTAGAGGCGGCCTGCGATGAAATGGCAGCGCATGCGGTTGACCGTCATTCGTGGATCGTGTTCGCCGTGAGTATCGAGCACGCCCAGCACGTGGCTGATGCACTGAATCGCCGCAGCATTGGCGCCGCTGTCGTCCACGGCGGTACGCCGGCTGGCGAGCGCGACCGACTCACCGCAGACTTCCAGGCTCAGCGTTTGCGCGCGCTGGTGAACGTCAACGTGTTCACCACTGGCTTCGATGCACCGAACATTGATTGTGTCGTGATGTTGCGGCCAACAAAGAGCGCTGGCCTGTACGTGCAGATGGTTGGCCGCGGCTTCCGGCTTCACGACAGCAAGCAGAACACGCTAGTCCTCGACTTCGCTGGGAACATGCTCGAATTTGGACCCGTCGACACCGTTCGCGTCAGCAAGCCAAAGAGGAAGGGCGAGGCCCGCGTCGAAACCGGCCGCGCGAAAGAGTGCCCGCAGTGCCACGCGTTGCTGGCGTTCGGCGTGCGAGTGTGCGAGTGCGGCTATTCGTTCGCGAGCTTGGATCCAGCCCACTCCGACACGCCCGTCGACGCGCCCGTGCTGTCCACTGATAAAGAGCGCGTCATCACTGAGCATCTGGTGCACAGCGTCGGTTATGCGCGCCACGACAAGCCCGGAAAAGTGCCCAGCTTGCGCGTGACGTACCAGTGCGGCCTGCGCCGTATCAGCGAGTGGGTTTGTATCGAACACGGCGGCCAGGCGCGCGCCAAAGCGCTTCGCTGGTGGCAAGCCCGCGCCGAAGGAACACCGCCGCGCACGGTCGAGGAAGCCTTGCCGCTGGCGTGGAAGCTTCCGAGCCCGATCGCGATCAGCGTCGATGAAACAGGCAAGTACCCGGAGATTGTTGGTTATGAATGGTCAGCAAGTGTGGACGCCAGCGACGCGCGATCGAGCGATAGCGGCGTTGCAGTCGATACCCGTACAGACGCCGTGCCCGTTGTGCGCGGAGTTCCTGGATGGCTTCTGCAGGCAGTGGAAGCAACCAGTACCCGAAAGCGCGCAGCGTGACGGCTGCGTTGAGTGGGTCGAGGCGATCCCGTTTTGACCACCACCACGAAGAGGATTGAGGGATGAGCAACGAGATGGACAACCCAGTGCAGAGCTATATGCCAGTCAAGCTAATGTCGTTCAAGTCTGATGAATCCGGCGATGAAGTCTGCTGCGATACGGGACTTCTCGAACTAACGGATTCGGGCAACGGATTCGTCGAAATTGGCTTCGACTACGGCGACGAGCGAATCTACCTTGGTTTCCGCCTCGGTGATTTGCTGCGCGCAGTTAAAGAGCAGGCCCAGCCATGACCGCCCTTCGCGAATGTCTGCGTAAGGCAGTGGCAGCCGTCAATGGGCCGCTGCTGACGGATAAGAGCAATGAACAGGCCGGCTGGGCTGCGGTCAGCTTTTTGCAATCGCACGGAGCTGAACTCCTTTCGATCCTCGACGCCGAGGGCGATGGCGGGGCGGCGGGTGCCCTTGGCGAGATAGCCGGCCTGATACGCGAGTGCGAACAGAACGCCGGCAAAGTGTCCGACTTCTACGCGTGGGAAATGATCGGGCGCATGTCCAAGATTCTTGAATCCACGCAGTTCCACCCCCAGCCGGCGCGATCTGGCGGGGTGAGTGATGAGCAGGTGGACTCAGCATGTAGCGCGTACATCGCCGCTGACAGATTTCTACTCGACGGCGCGGTTGATTCCATGCGCGAACCGATGCGCGCCGCCCTACTTGCCGTAGCCCACCTGTTGCCAAGTGGCGAGCGCGGAAAGGTGGATGGTGTGGTGCCATCTATCGAACGAATTGGATGGGATAAAGAATGCGACGACGTGGATCGCATCATTGAAAAGCTTGG